TGAGTGCCCTGAGGTCTTTGGGAATGTCAAACCTAACTGTGAGAATTGTAAAGAGAGGGGTTGTTCGTTTTGAATATCTATGAGCCGAACTATAATGTAACGTATGAACCGGAGCAGAATGCTGAGAAGTATGGCATGAAGGTGAATCCGAAAACATACACAGTTTGTTCTGTCTTAGAGAAACTTGGGAACAACCAGACAAAATATGGTGCGCCATATTGTCCGTGTCTTCCTACGCATAGTGAAGACACAATTTGTCCTTGCCGTTATATGCGTGAGATGAAAGCGTGTCGCTGTGGTCTTTATGTCAGAAAGGATGACGAAAAATGAAGATGAAAATGGAATGCCCTGCTTGTGGTCATCGCTCCTTTGAGATGGAGATGAATGCAAAGAAGTTGGATGATTTTGTCTTGGTGTGTGAAGATTGTGGAGAGCGCATTGCTATTGTTAATCGCTATAATATTGAGTGGATAGAGGATGACGAAGATGCTAAAGATTCTGATTGATGCCGATATGTTTGCCTTCCGTTCCTGCTCCTCATGTGAACGAGACATCAATTGGGGGAATGACCTTTGGACTCTCCATGTCGACCTCAACGAAGCCAAGGCAAAATTTACGGATACAGTAGAGGATGCCATTGAGAGAGCCTTGGAGAAGATGAAGTTCTCTGGGGCATTCCAGACCATCTTCTGCTTTTCCGATAGCGACAACTTCCGTAAACATATCCTTGCCACCTATAAGGCGAATCGCGAAGGTAAGAGGAAACCTGTAGGTTACTATGGGTTAGTCGAGTGGGTCAAAGAGAACTACAAGACCAAGACGATATCTTCTCTGGAGGCTGATGATGTCATGGGCATTATTGCCACCAAAGACAACACACCATGCATTGTCATCTCCGGCGATAAGGATATGAAGTGCATCCCCTGCTATCACTATGACTTCATCCGTGATGAGTTCTATGAGATATCCGAAGAGGATGCAAGATATTGGTTCTTCATACAGACTCTTATGGGTGACCCCACAGATGGATACTCTGGGTGTCCTAAGGTTGGCAAGGTAACTGCTGCCAAACTCTTGGATGCAGATTGTAGTTGGGAGGCTGTTGTCTCGGCTTACAAGAAAGCAGGGCTGTCTGAGGAGGTAGCACTCCAACAGGCTCATGTCGCTAAGATTCTTTTGGCATCCGATTACGACTTTAAGAAGAAGGAGGTCATCCTATGGCAGCCGTAACGAAGTTCTTCTTGACTTATGAGGAGGAGAAACTCATAGCCGAGGCTCTCCTCCGTCATCGTGAAGATGAAGGTAATGCTTTTGTATGGCTAGGTGACCTTGAGACCACTATGGATGCTTTAAGACAAAAGGCAAAGAATATGCAGGTTACATTTTTCTATGATGATAAGGGCTTTGTGGGTATTCTTGTCTGTGATGTAGGCAATGTATGGTGGTCTAAGAAAAAATTTATGATAGAAGAACTAATCTTATGTGTCAGACCTAATTATCATGGGTTCGCAAGGGGGGCTATTGCTTACCTCGAAAAACTAGCTGAGTTGTGGGAAGTAGATGCTATCATAGCAGGTTGCTATTTTCAAAAGACTCCTCAGATAGTTATGAACTCATATAAAAAGGCTGGTTTTGACATAGACACAAGTTCTTGCATCAAGGTGGTGAAGAAATGACATACAATGATGAGATGAAAGTGCCTTATGTATCCAAGGAACTCTGTGAGTACCTTAGGGAGACATACAATCTCCCTACTGTCTTGAGTGGTATTGCTTCAGACTGTTCTGGTGATACCGCAGTAGGGTACTTAATAGGTGTCAATACAGTCATTGAACGCCTTGAGGCAATTCAAGTACAACAGGAGGAAGACAATGGGATTCATCGGTAATCTTTTAAGTTCCATATTCAGTCCTGCGGTGGAGGATGTTCCGCAGGTAACTACTACGGCTCGTGACCTTGTGTCTGAGACATCCTCTCAGGAGGCAGAGAGTCCGACTATGGGTAGTGATAAGAAGTCCAAGAAGACAAAAGGCATTAGCAGCCTGATGATTGATAAGGAGAACACAGGCTCTGGTGCTGGCACAGGTATTAACTTATGAGTGCAAAACCTTTTGACCACAATGAGGTCACGGCGAAAAGCCGTTACAACAAATTAGAGGGCGAGAGGAAGAACTACACAGACAGGGCAGAGAAGTGTGCAAAGTACACTATCCCTATGGCGTTTCCTAAGGAAACCGATACTTCCTCTACGAACTACGAGACACCTTATCAGTCCATTGGGGCTAGAGGTGTCAACAATCTGACCAGTAAACTCATGCTGGCTCTCTTCCCTCCTAATGCTCCCTTCTTCAGGTTGTCTTTAGGTGACGAAGTGCAGATGGCATTGGGGGATGACCCAGAGACAAAACAGCAGTGGGAAGAAGCCTTGAGTAAGATTGAGCGTAAGATTCAGTCCTACATGGAGAACCACCAGATTCGGACAACTATGTCTGAGGCTCTCCTGCAACTTATCATTGCTGGTAATGTCTTGCTGTTCCTCCCTCCTGCCGAGGGTGGCATGAGACTTTACAGACTCAATTCTTATGTTGTCAGCCGTGATGGTGTTGGCAACGTGATTGAGATTGTTGCTAAGGAAACCTTGGCATATGCTGCATTGCCGGAGGAGGCTCAGAGTCTCCTTAAGGATGATGAGGTTGACCCAGACAAAAGCTATGAGATTTACACACACACCTACCTTGAGGATGGTGTCTTTAAGTCTTATCAGGAAATCGAGGGGGAAATCATCGGTGGTAGTGAGCAGACTTATCCGAGAGACAAAAGTCCTTGGATTCCCTTGAGACTCAAGAAGATGGATGGGGAGTCCTATGGGCGTAGCTTTGTGGATGAGTACCTTGGTGACCTGAGGGTACTTGAGGCACTCTGCAAGAGTGTCGCACAGGTGGCAGCAGTTGCCTCCAATATTTTGTATTTGGTCAACCCCAATGCAGTCACGAGAATTTCTGAGTTGTCTAAGGCAAAGAGTGGTGACTTCGTCCGAGGGAAGATTGAAGATATACAGGTCTTGCAGGTCAATAAGACCTCAGACTTGCAGATTGCATCCGCTGAAATCCAGCAGATTGAAGGGAGACTCAGCTATGCTTTTCTCCTCAATAGTGCCGTACAGCGTAATGCTGAACGTGTGACAGCCGAGGAGATTAGGTATGTGGCAAGTGAACTTGAAGACACAGTAGGTAGCATCTACTCTATTTTGTCTCAGGAACTTCAGTTGCCTTTGGTCAAACGCTTTATGACTCAGATGACAAGAGAAGGTGCTATTCCTGATATGCCTGAAGGGGCTAAGGGTGTAGAGCCTATGATTGTCACAGGCATTGAAGCCTTGGGGCGTGGGCATGACCTTAACAACCTAGACACCTTTATCCGGTATGCACAGGTATTCCCTGAGGCTTTCCAGATGAATGTCAAACAGGCTGAGATTCTCAGACAGATTGCTACCTCCTTGGGCATTGATGCTGCAAGCGTGGTTAAGTCTGACGAAGAGATTCAGCAGGAACAGATGCAGATGCAACAGATGCAGATGGCTCAACAGGTTGCACCTGAGGTCGCTCGTGGTGCAATGCAACAGTAGAAAGGATGGTAGAAGTGCCTGAAGAAAATCAGACCAACAATGAGCAGACACAAGAACAGCAGACAGTAGATACCTCTAACATCTCCGTTAAAGGGAATGCTGGTGGTGGCTTAACGGCTGAGGTTACTCCTATGGGTGACCCTATGGAAGACACAGAGACACCTGAAGAATCTAAGGAAAATGAAATGCAGGATAACTCTGCTGCCGACCAGACCAAAAGCATTGAGGCTGAAGTTGCCGAACAGCAGAAGGCTGAGGAAGACCTAAAGAATGATTTGAAATCCAAAGGGGTAGACTTCAACAGCCTTGCTGAAGAGTACAACAACAGTGGGGAGTTGTCCGAGGAGAGTCTTAAGGCTCTTGATAAAGCTGGCTATCCCAAGACTGTTGTGGATGTATACCTCAAGGGTTTACAGGCAACTACCGAGCGTTTTGTGTCTCAGGTAAAATCTTTTGCAGGAGGTGAAGATGGCTATACTCAGCTTATCTCGTTCCTCCGTAGTCAGCCCCAGACCAAAGTGGATGCTTTCAATGCAGCCATTAAGACTGGCAACTTGGGGCAGATTCAGCTTGCCATTAACGGCATTAAGGCTGAGATGACAACTAAATATGGTACGGCTAACCCTACTGTGATGGGAAATGGAAGTGCCAACAACAATCCGACTGGGTACACCTCGATGGAGGAAATGACAAAAGATATGTCTGACCCTCGTTATCAGGTAGACCCTAAGTTCACTCGTGAAGTTATGCGTAAAATTAAGTACGCAACGATTTTTTAACTGTTAAAAGGAGATTGAAAACATGCCTAGTGTAACTATTGCAAATCCTATGGCGGCTAATGGTGTCGCTACTACTGATGCCGAAAAACTTGCCCTTGCCCTTAAAGTCTTCAGCGGTGAAACCCTGACTGCCTTTGAGCGCACCTCGGTAACCAATGGTCGTGTCTTGGAACGCACGATTGCCTCCGGTAAATCCGCACAGTTCCCTGTGTTCGGACGTACTACGGCTCATTACCTCAAGGCAGGTAATAGCTTGGATGACATCCGCACGAATATCAACCAGAATGAACGCACGATTGTTCTGGATGGTCTTCTGACCGCAGATGCTCTCATCTTCGACCTTGACGAATTTATTGCTCACTATGACTTCCGTTCTCCGTATGCCGCCGAACTCGGCAATGCCTTGGCTATCTCGCATGATGCCTCGGTTATCGCTGAGATTGCGAAAGAAGCACTCAATGCAACCGAAAACGTAACTGGCAATGGTGTCGGTGGCGTTGAGACCACTACGCTTTCCAGTGGTACTGTTGGTATCAACAAGGCTACTGGCTTGGCTATCTATGAGACCCTGCTGAAGGTTCGCTCCAAGATGTCCAAGAACTATGTGCCGACTGCTGACCGCTATGCCTACGTTGACCCTGACTACTACAATGCACTCGCATCCGTTCTGGACTTCCTGAATC